TTAAACATCCGAGCCCCTCCCTATGTAGCGGAATCCCTGAACCGCGCGCCAGTGACCGCCGTAGGTGGCATTACTCAGGCCCGTACCTTTAGCCCGGCTGCCGTGTAGCGCGCCGCTGACCTGAGTCCAGCCTGGCTGACGACGAAGAGCATCGGCAAGACCGGGGTGAGAGGTATGGAACAGCATCGGCATTGTTAGTCCGAAACGATTTTCACCTTTTAGCCAGCGTTCACAGACAGCGTTCAAGAACCGGAGACCGACCCCGGCGCCTTGCCATTCGGGCATCACTACCAGCCGGCAGGCCCGAGCTTCGACCAGGCCCGGACGCGTACTAACCGCAAGGTGAGCAACCAGCTCGCCGTTTACGACGCCGACATAGTTGCGGGCCGCGATCATTTTGGGGAGTTTCAGATAATGATGCGGCTCAAACAGGTGCCAGTAACGCCAGTCGGTTTCGTATATGTCGAGCCTGAATTTTGGTCGCCTAAGCGCCCTCCGGTTTAGAGAGCCGTCGGCGGTATCAAACCACCAGTCGGGCTGGAGCCATTCGAGAATATCGTAATGACAGCTGAGCAAAACGGCCCGGCCGCCAGTACGCCGCCAGGCTTTGCCGAATGCCAATGCCCCGACTTTAGCTATCTGACGATCGACGACACTGGAGAACTCATCAACTACAGCCCGGTCGGGGGCGTCGCATACCAAGCGGGCCAGATCGGCGCGAAATTTCTCGCCGTTAGACAGCACCTGGTAAGGACGGAGCCAGCTGGGAACGGATCCTAAACCGACCGCAGATAAAGTCGCGGCGGCCGCTTTAACTTCAAGGCGCTTTCCTATCGCGTCGATGATTGGCTGGTTCTTCGGCCAGCGCGGAGCCCAGGGTTTAACATCGTCCCAAATAGCGGAGCCTAATGACGTTTTGCCGCTACCGCTGGGGCCGACAATAACGCCGATTTGCCAGTCTTCGGTATCGTCGGGCAGCTCGGCAGTCAAAGCGAAGTTCGCGCCGGACTCGACGTTAAACAAGCTTTTCACGTATGCCGCCCGGAAGCTGTCAAAGTCAGAGCAGCGATGAGATACGGTGACTTTTTTCATATTGTCACCACCTTGCATTTAAAGCCGGCGGCTTTCAGCCGTTCGAAGGCGGCGGCTTGTTCCGCCTCGTTAGGACAGGTCACTACGACACCGAATTTAGGCGCGTATTTAAAGCCGTTCTTGCCGGGTACTTTTCTCTCTTTGGCCATGAAGCCTCCTATCGGTATTCGCCAGTTGGCGATCGTCTAAGAGGCTCTCGGCCTTCAATTTGTTAATGAACTTACAGCGCGGGCATTTAACCTCGACGTTGCCTGTACCGCTGACACGGGCCAGCAGTTTGCTGCATTTGCAGCAGCGCACTTCGTGCATCATGTGAATCACCTATGACTTTCTGATAGGCTTCGCGCGCTCGTCGACGAGCAGGGAAGCCTTGGCTGATTCACAGTGGACATCGCACTGTGCATTGGTGACCGGCCGACAGCTGCAACTGAAGGCCGGTCGCTTCCTTCTTCTTAAATCTCTACTGTTTGCGCTGGCAGATCCGGCGCTTTGCCGATGATCATCCCGCCCTGGATAATCGCTTTACTTCCCGCCGGTACGGTGTCGCCGTTTACCCTGATTGAGTTACCGCCGCGTACGATGACGATGGAAGTGCCGTCAGCCCCGACGCTGGATACTTCGACGATCTGCTTCGGCCCTGGGGCGATCAATGCCTGGAACTTTACCCATGGGTTGCTCATGCGGCCTCCCAGCCCGCCGGGCGGTCGAGGCGTACGGTCTGAACAACGGTGGCGTTACTGCGCCCCGGTACGCTGATGTCCAACGAATCCACGTAGGCGCGGTAATTCAGCGCCGGGTCATCATGCAGTACGGCAACCGTAAGGCCGGGAATCAAAAGGCCAGGCTGGCCGCTGCCTTCCGGTATGGCCAGATCCAGTGAGTAGGTCTGACGCTTACCGCTGGAAGACAGTATTGCCGCACCCCGGCTTTTATTCGCTTCCAATGCGGTTAGCCAGCCGTCTGTAATATCGGGCGCAGGGTTGTCGCCCGCCGTCCCCAATCGGTTAACAGTGAGCGCTACGCCCTCGGCCTCGCCGGAGACGACGACGCTGTTAAACAGGGGCTGCTCTGTGCTGTCCATTGATTCAGACAAAATCTGTGATTCATAAATTGAGCGATCCATATCCGCGCCCAGCAGCTGCCAGGCGGATACTAAATATCTGGGCCGTACGTACAGAATATTGCTTACAGGGTCAGCCAGTACGATGCCGCCGGCGGTCGTCGCTAGCCGTTTTATCACCTCTATCGGTGTCAGATCCTGATACGAAAATGAGTTGTTGGGCATTGACCAGTCAGGCAGTAGCGCGGTGTACCAGTCGAGAGTAAAGTCGGTGCCTAATAATTCCCCGGTGGCCGCCTGCACTGCGGTAGTCGATGTGATCGAACGGGTACGTTTTTGAGCGTAAGGCGCGCCCAGATATTGGCTTCGGCTGTAGCCGGTAATACGCCAGGCTTGATCAAGTTTATCGCCATTGATTTTGCGGGATGCGGAATACTTAGGTACGAAAAATTCAAAGCGGTGTCCGTTGATTATTACCGCGAGCTCCTTATAGCCGGTCGCATCCGGTTTAATCAGATCAAGCGAGCCTTTATTGCGGATCTCGCACGTGAGCTGCCAGCTGAAGGTGTCACGGTCAGCGCTTATGCGAATATCCGCTACGTTTAACGGCTCGTTACCTGGCAGCGCAATGACGTCTACTGAGTTCACTGTGACATTTACCCTTGCTGAATTACCGGCTGGAATATCGCCCGGTACGATCACCGGCGGTTCTGTTAAATAAGGGAGTTCAACCGTGTACGCCTGACCGTTGCCCGGCCCCCAGGGCGCGACCAGCGTCTGCTCTTTTGCAGGCGGTTGGTAAACCCGTGATGCAACCCGGCTGGTCACCGGCATACAGGCGCGATCGGTTAGTTTTACGTTGCCCCACGCAATAATCCCGCTCGGGATATAGCCCGCGTTATCAAATTCAATAACGCCGCTCAGATCTGTCAGCAGCTCACCTCGCAGCAAGTCATACTCCGACGGCCGCTGGCTGTATAAATCTACAAACAACTGCGGCGTGGCGAGCTGTACATCCAGCACCTTCACCGATGTTGAAACGTAGGTCACTGCGCCACGCCAAAATGTATATCCGGTTACATTGTGGCCTCCCGCGCTCTCGCATCTGATTTGTGTCAGCTTGTCCCAAAGGCCGGTCAATGCCTGAGTCAGTGCAGAGCCGGCCGGTGCGATTAGTGCTGAGACTTCGTATTGAACAGGATGGCCGCCGGAATAATGATTAACCAAGGTTAAATGCAGCGTTAAACCTGTATTACTCTGGATAGCTCCGGTGACAGAGTTAAGGCGGTTTAGGTCACCTCCGGCACTCGCTGCTTGAGCGCTCTTCATAACAGACGAACCGAACGGCGCGGCGCATGCTGTGCGGATATAGTCCGTCATGTGATGAATATCGGCCCCGCCGTTTTAGGGCGGTAAAATGGCTTTGCAACTAACACGACAGAGCCGCTTGTAACGATTTCGCCGTCACCTTCAGGCCAGTCCGGCTCCGTTTCTCCCAGCGATCCTTCGCTGCTTACTTGATAAACGTAGCCATTGGGCACCGATGGCCGGACGCGCTCACCAATACCCCGCGCTTCCCCAGCCACCCAAAGTACGCCGTAATCGTCAATTGCCGTGATTAATATATTGCCGGTATAGCCCAACCATTCCAGCGTGTAACGGCCCTGATCGTCCGACTGTGTTTGCGCTAAGAATTGCGGCTCTGCGCCATCAATGCCAACTGCTACAACAGTCCGCTGCACCGGCTTCTTATTAATTAATGTCGCGCCCGTAAATGATTTTTTCTCGCCGGAGCCTGAGGATTTCCCCTGACTTTTAAACTCAATATTCAGCTGGCCGGGATCGTAAATGTAGTTGTCCACCCACCACGCACCATCTGCTATCCCGTTGCTGATTTTCAGCGCGATTAACTTATACGGAGTAGTTGTATTAATCAGCGACAACGGAAATGTCACAACCGGCTCACGACACACAAGCGTGAAGTCTTGCTGAGATACGAGCCGCAAAAACTGCACGACAAAGAATTCACCCACGGTCATCGGCAGGTTATGTGTCAGCTGAACTTTTACAGTATCAGCGACGGATAGCTGAATGCTTAAGTATTCACCGAATTGAATCACTGCCAGTCCGCCGCGTCTAAACTGATTACAATTCTGTCGGATGAAGCGAGTGGTGCCAGAACACAATTTTTCCCGTTCACTGTAAACGGTGTCGTCAGTAAATCCGGCGTCAGCATTGGCCCGTAGATAGTTCTTGCATAACTAGAGTCAATCCACTCGTTATGTAGGAACATTGGCATTAGTGCAACCTGCTTTAACCCACCTTGAATTAAAGATGAACTTGCAACAGAAAATATTTCCAGTTGTCTGAAATGCATTGTCACAATAGGCTCACTAACTTGCCAGCCGTAGTTGATATTTAAAAGGTCAAGCGGATGAATATAGCCCGATACATCACTACTGAACGGCGCACCCGTCTCATCGTATAGCGGTGTAAACTTATCTCGCTGCAAAGAAGTCGAGGCTTGATTGTTACCTGGGTACCCGCCTATAAGCCAGAAATTCCCTCTAGCTGCATCAGATATTCCACCTTGTCCTCGCAGACTCCTCAGAGAGCCTGCTGCCAATAAATTCGCATCAGTCCAGCTAAATTGTGAGTCACTCTGATATAGAACACTCTCAGATATCGCAAAGAAAACAATGAAAAAGTTTTCATTGCCAATAACACACCAATGTTGATGCATGTTTATACGCAGCATTCGTGTTTGCGCCCCGTGCGATGGCAAATTTGGAAGATCACTAACGACAACCTTCCCGCTGCGAGCATTAACTGCATGCGTAGCGTCTACCATAGCATCTGCAATAAACAGTGATGTGCCATAAGATGTTGATAACTCTTTTACTATGCCCAGAATTCCTGACTCAGCAGCATTCTTAAATGTCGCTATGCCAGTCGCTGACCATTCGTCATACACTGCAGACCATCCTGCGGCAGCTTTCCCAGGATAGCCGTCAACCAGGCACGCACGCAGCACTTCATAGACAGCGTTATTGAAACTGCTGATCGCCGGCGCGCCGGGATCAGATGATTTATAGATAGTAGGCGCGGTCATTAATCGGCCTCCGCACGGAACTCAAAAATTGTCGAATCTTTCGGGGCCGGTAAATTTGACGGCAGCGCTGTACGAATTGCCCAGAAAGGATCGGCTGAAACAATCGTATCGAACATCAATACGTTATTGGATACCCAACCCGACCCCCAGCCACTCGCTTTAATCGTAAAGTATGGCTGCCCTGTGTATGGGTTAATCGGTGAATAATCTGCGTTCGTTGCTCCAGTACCGATCACACCCCGTCGCTCACTGATACACGCAAACGCGGTCGCACTGCTGAATTTTAATTTCCAGCGGTCTTCGACCGCTGAGTTGTTATCAATCAGAATCGGATAGTTAACAGTGTCGTAAGTGCCGGTCGCGTCGCTACCGCTGCCGTCAAAGCCGCCGTCGTCGATCTGCTTGTCGCGTACGTTTGTGATACGCGCCTGCATCACGCCAAAGTGAATCGCGCTGCTGACGTACGACGTACCTGCAGGATAATCGTGATTTAACTGAGTTAATAATTGCAGCGATCCGCCAACGTCAACGCTGCCCAGAGCGGCCACGTCCTCAATGCGGTGCGTTACAGTGAGCGGTAATGTAAGGGAGTTTTGCGCGGCGTCCTGAGCTGTGAATGGATCGCTGAGCGTGACCGTACCAGCCGCTCTGTCGAGCGTGTACTGCGCAGGGTCTAGGTCTACGCCTGATGCGTCCTGAACCGTTACGACCGCTAAATTAGTGCGGCCGCAATCAATGATCTGACCAGCCGCTGGCGCGGCAACATCCAGTGTTTGCGTGTTATGCACAACGACCATATAGCCCGGCTTATAAATCGGCACCTTGCCGTTGGTCGGCAGCCGTACCGGGTTTAAACCGATGATTTCAGGGGATAGCGGCACAGTCGTATACGCGACCGCGTTATAGGTAAGCGTCGACAAAATAACCGGCTGACTGAACTGGATTTCTACAACCCCGGCTTCGTTGTCGACTGTACCCGTTGCCGTTCCGCCGCCGACGTTCTCAGGAATAATCGGCAGTGTATAGCCGTTAATTGTGCCGGGCTGCGGGAATTCACCAATCACATCGTTTGTATCGAATGAACCGACAATTGACCCGTCGTTTCCTGACTGCGCGCGCATTAATGCGCCGTCGGCAGCGCGGCGCGCAAGAAACTGCAAGCCGCTAGTTCTCAGCGGGCTTGCTGATGTACGGAAGACAACGCTTTGTACTGCGGCAGCTGCACCGATACCGCCAGCTGCGCACAGCAGCGAGCTGTTCAAATTAGTAATTAACGGCTGTAATCCTGCATACGGAATAACAACCACCGAGTCTGTGTAATCGAGCAGTCCGGCCTGTATCCCTGCAGCCGTGCTGTAATTCCAATTGCGATATAAATAGCCGTCGCCGCCGTCTGAGAGTTCCTGTCCTCCGATAGATACCAGTACGGAACCCGGCAGCAGCGGACGGCTGTTATCAAGCCGCGCTTCGATGTTCGTTTCTGCCAGTATTTGAGTGTGTGTAGCGGGCTCGGTGCTGGAAGTACTGATGTATTCAATATTTAGCGTTTGGCTTTCGACGCGCAGCGTTTTTGTGACCGTCGCCCAGTCGCCTTTAACAACATAAACAGCATTGGTGACTTGCACGTATTCTCGTACGACAGTCGTCAGCGCCGATGCATTCAGCGTAATTACTCCCGTAACGGGATCAATATCGCCGATGTGCAGGCCGCCGGATACAACCCGATTAGCCGCATCGCAGTTACAGGCCCAGTCTTTTTTGATGTTTGTTTTTGTGACGACACCGGCAAACTGCGTATTAATATTTACCGATGTTTTCAGCGCGAATTTTACCGAGCGCGCAACGATATCCGTTGCGCCGATATTCAGCGTTATTGACCCTCCGGTTTGCGCAGATACCGGCACAGATGCAATCTGCGGCCCGGTGATCAGTTTTTCATAATTGACACTGACGTCTGACGTCGGCATTGATGACGGGCGCATATACACTCGTTGCCCGCGCACATAGCCGGTCGCCGCGCCGCTTAAATTATCGCTGCTATCTGCTGTAGCGCTGTAGCTACCGCCGCTACGCTGCCAGCTTAACGAAACAGTTCCGGCAGCGGGCATCGACGGCAGATCAACAACAAGCCAGGCATCAAGCGCCCCGGTATCGAATGTCATATACGGCGAACGCGCCCAGGTTGTCAAAATCTTTGACCCTTCATCAGGCTCGCCTGGCAGCGTGTACGAAATAGAACCTGTTTCATAATTCACACTACCGCTTGACGCAGGGCCAGTTAGTTTGCCGTTGCCATCATCACTGAGCGTGTACCAGCGGCCCAAATACTGGAATTCAACGCGCACGGAGCCCGGCATCGGCTTAGGGGCCAGCTGATCTGTATAGGTCAGCTGACGATTACCGGCGGTAATTTCAAAGCGGGTTGTATACGGCATTAGCTCTACAGCGACACCGGGTAAAAACTGCGCGCTGATGCTGTAGTTACTTGCCAGTGATAACGACAGTGAAGCGCGTGTCGCGCTGATAACAGCATCAGCTGTTAAATTATTAGTGCCGCTAATAAGACGCAGCGTGTTGCCATCATCTGCGTAAACGCTGCTACCAATTGTCAGGCGCAGACTACCCGGCACCCAGCTCTGCGGCAGCGTTAATAATGCAGCACCAGAATATGATCCGAGCGCTAACGAGCGAATATCTCCAGTCGGCTCCACAACGTTAGAAAGCAGACCGGGGCGCTGATCAAGAATCGCTTGTTCTGTTGTTGCAGCAGGAACCAACGGCGAGAAAATAGATTCAACAACGACGGTTCGCTCACCTGCAACAGCAGGCTGAGCCAGAGGCTTAATGCCATAGTACCGCGCCGAGTTGTTGGACTGTGTGGTGAACAACTCTGTGTCGTGCTTAGCGGCGGGCTCCGGGTCGTTACCAAAAAATTCGTGCTGCAGTTCCTGCGTTATTTTTAACGTCATCTGATAAGCGCGAAACCGCTGCGGATATCCGCTTTTATCAATGTACGCATATGACGCGTAAGAACCATCTACTCGTGTAATTTTTACCGGCTGCTCGATGCCAGTGGATTTACTTTTTAAGATCAGCACTTCGCCTATTTCCGGCTCGTCGCTGGGGGAGTCTGCGTAAACAACAATTGAGGTCTGGCCTTTACGCTGAGTGCCTACCGGACGCAGCACGGAGCGGGTTCCTAGCACAACAAACTGTTCGATTGCTTGCTGAGCATCGCTGCGTTCGTCGTAATGTCCGCCGGTTTCAAAGAGGATTGTTGAAACATTCGAGGCATCGGAATCTTTAAGTACGATAACGTGGCCGCCGAGGGCTTTATCGACATTCGCGGAGCGGATCGCGCAAAACATTTTGCGCAGGCTGACGCCGCCAAACGCCAGAACGTCGCGGGAAATATCGTCCCACAAATTATTAACAACACCGTTGGGGATGACGGTGCCGGTCATTGCGCCGCCACCGTCTGGCTCATCTGTGAATCGTTCAGAGCGCAGGATTACAACATCGGATGGGTTAATAGCCATTAGGGGTCAGGTTCCACAGTAATAAAGTTCAGCGTCAGATCAAAAAGATCATCAGGATCAGGCACTGAGCATTTATCTAATGGCGTGGCCTGAATCCCTCCAGCCTCTAAGTCAAACAGAACAGTAAAGGTCTGCGGATTAACCAATGTTAATACCCGTTTAACGGCGGGTTCATTCTCTAACGCGCGTAGTGCGTCTAAATCTGCGCGCCTGATCCAGCCGTTAATCAGCTTAATCGGGCGGCCGTAATGCAGCGGCTGAACCTGAATGTCCAGCGCGCCGTTAACCGCGCGCTGCTTGCTGTAGGCGAAGGGTTTAAAGTCCTGTTCGTTATCCCAGTACATTTGCGTGGGTAGCGTGATGTTATCCAGTTGCATGGTTATGTCCTCATTCCGTAATCGGCCAGGGCGTCGAGCAGATCCTGTTCGTTATTTTCCAGTACCTGAACGGACTTGCTGCCGATCTTCACTTCTACGGTTTTTATTTTTTGGGTCTGCAATTCAGACGTTGTGCTGCTCTGACGCCGGGCGGGTTGGCGGTCATCGGCCCGTTGCTGTTTATGTTTTTCGGCCCGAACCTGGTCGAGTGTTTTCAGTGCGTCGGTGTAATAGTTAATGGCTTCTTTGTTGCCGTATAGTCGGGCCTCTTCCAGCAAGCGCTGAACTTCCTCCCGTTTGTTTTCATACTCGCGCTTATCAATTGCGTCCTGATTCCCCTGCAGCCGATCCAGCTCATCCTGCAGGCTGCCAAGGGTAGATTTAGCGGCGTCGGTCATGGCCAGTAACTTCTGGTTAGCGGAGTCAATTGCCGACTGCAGCTGGCTAAGGTCTTCTTCGCCGAGCAGTTGCATCCATTGCTGCGCGCTTTGAGCCTGATTGATAAACGCCTGGTTAACGCCTTTGCCAGACTCCAGCGCGTTAATGTAGTCCAGCGCTTTTATTTTCTGCTCCTGGAAGGCAATCAGGGTTTCATTCTTCGCTTCGATCACGGAGTTTTTGAATCTGTTTACGCCGGTAGGATCAAAGACCTGAAGATTATCAATGCTGACTTTGCCCAGCTCTTCGCGCGCGGCGGCGATGGATTGTTGTAACGCTTCTATCTCACTGACAGGGCCGGCGGAATCAATACCGAGTTTATTATCGAATGCGGCGCGGGCCTGCTCGCTGAGTGCTGCGACTTCATCACGCACGCTTTGAAACCAGCCCGCCAGGCTTGCGGCTACCGCCTGAACGTCACGCTCAGAATCCTGCGCGGCCTGGCTGATTTCTTTGGTCGATTCCGCCGCCTGTTTTGCGCCGTCTTTGGTTTTCTCCCCCGCGTCTTTACCGGCGTCTCCCATCGCGGCCAGTTGATCTGTTACGCCCAGCGCTGCCGCCTGAACCTGTAGCTGTGCAATAACGACTTCCCGTTGAGCGCCGGTGACATTCTGATTAGCCGCGAGCGCGGTTTCGGCGTATTTCAGGAATGCGGTGCGCTGGTCTTCGATCGGCGCGCCCATCGTGCGCAGCTGCTCAACAACTGCCTGCGCGGACGCCGCCGCCTTCTGTAATTCGGCCTGACTGGTCAGCCCCAGCTGCCGCATTGCGTCTTCGACGCTTTGAATACCGGGTTTCGTTTGCGCCAGGGCGTGCGCCTGAGTATCAAGCTGATCGTTCAGACGTTTCATTTGTTCGGCGGTAATATCGCCGGCGTCGCCTAGTTGAGCTATGCGCCCGCGCAGTTCATTTACGGCGGCAATATTGTCGGTCTGGCCGATCGCGCCGCGTACCGCAATTTCAAGCGCGGCCATGCGCTGCTCGCCAGTTACGCCCATGCGTTCCAACGTCACGGCGATGTTATCAATCTGGTAAATGGCTTCTTTTGCGGCCGGGCTGATTTTTCCTAACGCGGCTTCGGCGCTGAGGCCGAGGTCATCAAAGGATTTGCGTAATATCAGTTCGTTATATTCCGCCAGCTTTTCCGCCGACAGTTTGCTCTGTTTAAACGCTTCATTAATGCCGTATGAAAACTTACTTAAATCGGCGGCGTTCGCGTCGCTGATCCAGCTTTTGAGCTGTTCGGTTAATACGCTGGCGTGACCTGCGGCGCGGTCGATCTGCGCGGTAAAATCGAGTACGCCTGAGGCCGAGGTCAGATCGAGCGCGGCAAACTCGTCGCGGATTTTTTGCGCGGCTTCGGCGGCCTTATTGCCGGCCTGTTCCAGCGCGTTACCTGTATCAGTTGCGGCGGCTGCGTTGCGGCGCAGCACGTCCTCGCCGGCGTCTACCTCCTCGTACATCTGCTGGTAGGTTTTATTTATCCGTTCGACCTTGGCGGTAAATTCGTCCCAGATCCCGCCGATCTCGCCGGGATTGGTTAGTGCTTCAAAGGCGGCCCCGACCGCTTCCATAACGACCGTGAACGCCTGCGCCAGGCGTACGCCGGCCAATCGCGCTATTTCAAAATTATCATGCAGCTGCTTACCGATATCGGTGCCGATTTCCCAGGCGGCCCAGGCTGTTCCGGCTAAGCGTACGGCCGCGCCCAGTTTGCCTACGCTGCCGCTTAAATCCGCCATCGACAGTCGGGTCAGCGCGACCTCTTTACGGACATCGACAAACGCCTTGGTGCCGACAACGCCAAGAGAAAGGAACAACAAACGCAGCGCGCCGGCGGACAGGGCTACGGTTCCCAGAGTTGTGGCCAGCGCCGCGATGCCGGGATTAGCCTCTACAAAATCCGCGATCGCGCGGGATACGTCGCCGATACCTACGGCGGCGGCGCGGATGGCCGGTAAAAAGATACTGCCCAAATTAATGGCGATGGCCTGCAGGCCGTTTTGCATCAGCTGAATTTCCGCCTCGGTCGTTTGCATACGGGCAGCAAACTCACGTTGCATGGCCCCGGCGGTCTGGCCGGTGTTGGTGATTCGTTTAAGGGAGGCGTCGTATTTATCCAGGCCGTTCAGCAGTCGCGCTATATCGTCCTGATATTCCTGACCAAACAACCGCGTCAGCGTTTCCGCCCGCGCCTGATCATCCAGCGTACTCAGGGTGCGCAGGAATTCGGTGAGGGCTTGCTGCGGATTAGCGCGGATATCGTCGGCCAGTTGTTTAGCGGATAACCCCATGCCCTCCAGGGCGCGCTGGAATTCCGGCCCCTGAACATTAGCCGTTTGCAGCTTGCTTAACAGTGCGTTAATGCCGGTACCGGCGACCTCGCTGGTCGCGCCCATCTCGATCATGGTGGCGGCGAGCGCGGCCGATTGAATTGCCGTCAGTTTGAATTGGCTGGCGGTGCCGCCGATCCGCGTCAGTACATCGAGGATATCGGCCTCGCGCGCGGCGGTCGTGTTGCCCAGCGTATTAATGGCATCGCCCAGGGCTTCGACATTGTCGATCGGGATGTTGAAAATATTGCTGAGTTTAGCGACGGCCTGACCGGCCTGTTCAACGCTCAGATCAAAGGCGACCGACATGCGCGCGGTCAGCTCAATAAACTGGTCGAGCTTGTCGATAGGAACGCCCAGCTGCCCGCCGGCGGCGGCGATCTGCGCCAGCCCGTCGGCGGTGATTGGCAGCTCCCCGGTCATCTCTTTAATGCGCGCGGTCAGGGCGTCAAACTGCTCATCGGTGCCGTCGACTACTTTGCGTACGTCCGCCATTGCCGACTCAAAATCAATGGCGTAGCCGGCCGCTGTTGCAAGGCCCGCGACTGAGCCGGCAAGGCCCGCGATGCTGCCTTTGGCGTCCTGCAGCGCGTCGACCCAGCCGTTGGTCTGGTGCTTCAGTTCGCGGATACGCTCTTCGGTTTTCAGCGCCGCCTGGGCCAGTTCGGCCTGGCTTAACTTGCCGCCTTTTTTCAGGCGGTCATAGGCGGCGCGGGTTTCTTCTATTTCTTTCTGGATGTCGGCATGGGCGCGAATGCCCAGGATATCGCGATCGGCGGCAAGTTCCGCGCCTTTACGGTAGGTGTCGTACAGTTGGCGGGTTTCATCGTCCAGCTCGTCGACCTGCTTTACGCCTTTCGCCAGGTCTTTGTTCAGCTCGTCAAAGGCGTCTATCTCCTCAGCGCTTTTTCCGATTTCGGCCATTGCGTCTTTAAACGCACGGTTAAACGCGCTAAGGTTTGATTCACCTTCTTTTTTATCAACGCTGATTTTCAGCGCCAGGTTAAGGTCTTTGCTCATGGAACAGGCTCACAATCAAATTGAAGCTGAGGCTTCGGGTAAGAAAAAATCCGCCTGGTGGGAAAAGTGGCTGTTTGTATTTCTGATTGTCGCGTTCCCGTCGTTAATGATTTACCTGAACGCTAACGGCACCGACACCGGGCTGGCTTTCCAAAAGCTTTTAGGCTTTATCCTTATCGGCTCCGTTGTTATTGGCGTCGTCGCATTAATCGGCGCGGTATTAATCAGAATCGGCGCTTTGCTTTTCGGCAAAGGCAAATAGTTTCCCGGCAGCACCCTGGGAAAAAGGCGGCTTTTATAGCCGCCTTTTTTTATTGCCGTTAGCCTGCCGATTACACCTGCTGCATACGGTAAAAGGCGCTTTTACCTGAGCCTTTGCTGGCGTCTTTCAGCAGCTTTCCTGACAGGGGCAAACTGCCGAAGGCGTCGCCTTTCAGCGCCAGCTCGCTGGCTACGCCCAGATTCACCCGCCACAGATCAAGCACGCACGGCTTACCGGAGTCGGCTTCGTTCATACCGTCGAATACCAGCTCCCATACTTTGCCGGTTTCGGTCAGCGCTTCGATCTGGTTGTAGCCAGGGTGGGTGTAGCTGACTTTTACCGGCAGGCCTGCGGTGGCATCGGGCAGTGCATTAATAGCGGTCGCCAGATCGCCGCTTGCCAGCACCTTAACGCCTGCGCCGGTGATATCGACGTCGTTATAGGTGGTCTGGCCGTCGGCGCTGGTTACGATCGCTGAGGTCGCGCCCGGATGTTCCAGACGGATCAGGCCGCCTACATGAGCCGTGTGTGCTTCGTCGGTGATGCTGCCGCCGGCGACCGCCGTGTTCGTTCCGCGCGTCGCCATCGAAAGGTTGTCGGCGTTCAGGTCGTGCATCACGAACGAGGCCGTTACAGAATTGATGCGGCGCACTTCGGCGTGGGTGCCGCCGCCCGGCGAATCATAGTCGGGCTGTTCGGTCACGGCTTCGTCGTGGGCCAATTTCAGTTCGCTGGTGTTGCCCAGGTGATACAAAGGGCCGTCAGGCTGTCCCGCAGGGCGGGCGTAGACCGGGCCTACGCCCAGATACGGCTTATAAGTTTCAACACGAATGGCCATTACTTAGCCTCCTTTTTAGGGGTGATTTCAGCCGCAGGTTTAGCGATGCCCTGGGCGCGCAGCCAGTCGGCGATGGCCGGGGCTACTTTGATTTTGTCGTCGGCTTTATACGGCTTGCCCGCGTGGGTATGCGGCTGGGCCAGTTCAACCTCGACCGGGTTAGGTTTTACGGTCATGGGGTACCTCGGTTAGCGATGGTGGTTTTAACGGTGAACGCCAGCGGCAAATAGGTAATGCCGTTGGAGTACGCGGGTTTAGGCGGCGTGGACAGCAGCAGCGGGCCGACCGCTTCGGGCGGGTGCCAGCCCATCAGGTGCGGTAACGCCTGTTCGGCCAGTTCACCGGCGGCGAGGCGTGACGCGGAGCCGGAGCGCATATCACGTACGTCTTTTGCGACGGCGACGACCAGCCAGCTCTGCTCAATACTGGCGGCGCGTCCGTCGGCCCGAGTTTCCAGGACGCGGTAGTTCTGATACACCACATGCAGCGCCGGGGTTGGTTGACGGTCTTCCGTGACCGAGGCCAGATCGGCGGCGGTCATCACCTGTACGTCGGGCAGTTCGGCGCGCAGCTTTTCGGCGATGGCGCTTTCGATATCGGTAAACATCAGTAGCCGCCTCCGCCGAAGATAGGCGGCCGTGAGGTCATAACAACCTCATGCTCCGGGGCGTCGTCCGGCCCGGCGGGCAGCAGATGAACCTTGCCCGAAGCTACGTCGCGCAAATAACGCAGCGCGGTGTTGTAGCGCTCGACCACCTGTTCATAGGCTCCGTCTTCAAACAGTCGGTAACGGGCGATATCGCAGGCGTACAGGTTCAACAACGGCGGAATATCGGTAAGCGGCAGCGGGTAACGGCCGGCTAAATAGCCGTCGATCTCCGCCGCCGCGTCCGCGATGGCCTGAGACACGACCGCGTCGTCGATCGCGCCGCTATGGGCGCGATCGCTCAGCTGAACAATCTCAGCCTCGCCGAAGCGGGTTATCAGGTCGGCGCGGGTGCAGTACATCAGACGCCAGCCTTCGGTTTAGCGGCCTTCGCTTTAGGTGCCGGCTTGGTATCGGTCGCCTTGGCGTCAATCGTAGCGTTATCACCTGCGGTCTGATCATCTGCCGCCGTGTTGCCGGCAGCGGCCTGATCATCGACTGCCTTGGTATTGGCGGCGTTATCTTCCAAGTTCTGATCAGCGGGCTCCCTCACAATCAGCATGGGATCGGCCTTAATGGCCGCCGCTTCCACTTCGTCCAGGTCGTCGAGCGTGACCGGCGTGCGGGTAAACTTGCGCCCGGCGCGCCAGCGCCCTTGCTCCGCAACGGATTGCACAATCAACGCTTTTGCCTGTTTAGGTTTCGCAGCTGTCATACATCCTCCTTACAGGTAGTCCGCTACGATCAGTTGCAGACGGCCGTTCAGTTCGTTGGATGAGTTGGCATCCAGCTCACGCTCCAGCAGACGGGTGGCCAGCTTCTCCAGGCCCGTCGGTACGACCAGTACGGTCGGCTTAATGCCCAGCTGTTCGCCGCCGTCGGCTTTAAAGGCGCGCATCGCTTGAATGGCGGCCCACAGGTTGTCGGCGTTCAGTTCCTTGCGGCTGCCGTAAGCCAGCTGCCAGAAGCTGAAACCGACATTGCGGCGGCAATCCACACCGAAGCGGAACTCGTCGGTCATAAAGACCTTTTCATCGTCCAGCTTGGTCATGGCCACCATGTTGGGCTTGCGGCGGGTTTGCAGAATCAGCGGCTTAATAGCGCGGCTGGTGTCGAGCAAATACCAGGCGGTACCGCTGCCGGCGTTGTCGTCCCAGTTGCTGACCAGTTCGGCGGTGCCGGTGCCATCGACGTTCGGATACACCGGGTGCTCGGCATCAAAGAAGTTCTGGCCGTCATAGCAGACTGTGGAGGTACCCGCTGCTAACAGGCCGTAGATCATCTGATCCGGCTGTACCTGGGCCGCGCGTCCCAGCTCCTGAAACAACGGCGCATAGATACCTACTTCGTCGTCTTCAATGTCGTCACGATCCACACCCACGGTGCTCTCGAACTTCTTGTTAACAATGGAGTAGCCGTGCGACTTCATCGATCTAATAACGCGCTCACCCACCCATTCCCGCAGCATCGGGAACTTGCCCAGCCAGCCGTAGGTGTTGGATTTAGTGGTGGACTGAATTTCGGTGGCGATCTTGTTCCACTGAAACTCTGCGCCCGACAGGCCGTTCTGGAAGTCGCCCTTCCAGTTAACAAACAGCGCCTGCAGTAATGCGGGGGTTACGATTGCCATGAGTGATTCTCCTTAGGCGGTGGTTAACTTGGCTTTTAAGGCCGCGTATTCAGCCGGTGTTTTGCCGGTGAGCTTGGCGGCTTCCAGTTCTTCGGCGCTCAGGCCGCTGGCGTGGGTTTTATCGTCTGCGCCGTCGGGCTTCTTACCGTTGGTCTGGTTGCCTTTCAGCGCGGCGATGGCCGGGGTTGTGTTCAGGTACGACTTGAGCGCGGCGATGTTGCTGTTACCCAGCTCGGTGGCCCAGTCTTCCTGGGCGGGCAGCAACTTGCCGTCGGTCAGCGCCTGTTTAACCAGGCCGTCTACTTCGGAACCGGCCTGGGCGTTACGCAGCTGGGCAATTTCGCCTTTCAGCGCTTCTACCATTTCGACCGGGGCGTATTTGCTCAGGTCGGGCTTGGCTCCGGCTTTCAGCGCGGCGATGGCTTCTTTACCGTCGCCGTCGGTAACACCCAGCTCGGCGCGCAGTGCGGCCAGTTGATCGCCGGCTGCAATAGCGGCCTTCAGGGCTGCGGTGATTTGCTCATCGGTCGCCGCGGCGGCCAGCCCGAGCAGGGCAATCAGTTCTTCTCGTTTCACGAGGGCGTCCTCTTCTTGGTCGTTGGGAGTGTTGTGGTTAGCGGTGTGATCGTCAGGCGCGTCGGAATAGCGCGCGCGCAGCGCCTCAATGGCGACCTTGGCCATGCCGTCTACGGCGGGGAAATTGGTAAGGGCTACGTGCAGGATGTCGCGAACCGCGCCGCTGGCTTTGTCGTATGCCAGTACTGGCGACAGAAAGCGGTACTCATCTTTGCTGATGTGTTCGGCGGCGGTCGCCGTCCATTTCACCTGGGCTTTAAGCCCTTCGCCCGGCTCAAAGGTAATAGCGCGCGGATCAATCCAGCCCGATGCCGGGGCCGGCTTGCCGTTTTCTTCGGCGTAAAGGGTTTGGTGTTCGTAATCGACGACGATGTCGTTCTGGCGGGACTGCAGGCGCGCGATTAACGCGGCGGCAATATCGGCGGACATCACAAAACCGGGCAGCCCTGCGGGGCGGCCGTCGCGGGCCTTGAAGGTGCCGTCCGGGGTCAGCTGAATCTCGCCGCCGGCGTTAACCGTAAACGAGAGCGCTGCAATACCAATGTTGGGGGTGTTTTGTGTTTTCATGGCCCCACAATATCGGGGGCCGGGAGGGCGGTGGTTTAACGAGTGTTAGGGGTTTGAGGAATCAAGGCTTCGATAGAATCGTCACGCGCAATATCAAGATCAAATGATAGCTTGTCTATGTCTATCGCATAGTAAGAGATGCCCAGATTGTTCGCGCATTGCTTTAAGCGATTCTTGAACCTGGGCTTACTATTAAGCCCACCGTAGATAGCCGTAACTTGAAGATAAGAAGGCAGTGTAATGCTGTATCCGTGTTTTCCTTGCTGACCCGGCTCAGGCGTATATATCAGGCGCTTTTCTTTCTCATAGGCCCAGTGAGCTGTTTTGTGGGTGATATAACTTAAGGCCGTTTCAATTGGCATAAATAGTATTTCTTTGAAATCAAACTCCACTTTCATGGTGGTATAATTCATATCCGAAAAACCGGTTTTATAACCGTTATAAAAACGATTTAATGCGTAGTCATCTAGCTCGTACTGAATACAGAAGCCCCTATGATTATCGGCGTAATGAGACCACATCAACGGGCTTTGATAATCCAACTCTGTGAAGGACTGGATGCCCAGCTGCCTGACTTTACTAGTGAACATTTTTACAAATCCCGGCATAGAGGAACCTTTCCTCTTAGACTTACACCAGCGCATAACCTCTTCAACGAAATCAGCATCGTTGAAATAATCTTTTTTCGCCATTATGTGCATGCTTGCATACATAACTTCAGCGGCTTGCTTGATAGCTTCCAGCGTGAACCTGCTACTATCGTAGTTATTAATTGGAAGCCGACAATCGTATATATCATTAAAATACTCTGGCTTAGACATCCAAATGCGACCTTCTTCCAATGTATCGATACGTCTGATATCAGGCTTTTCAAATCGATATAACTTCATATCACGCACTCACTCGCTCTATCACAAACCCGCCGACCTTGCGGCCGTCTTTTCCCCGATGGTTAAGGAACGCCCGGCGTACTTCGAGGCGGGATTCGGTATTACTCAGGATCTGTAGGGAATCAATCTTCGCCCGGTTCATCGTTTTCAGGGCGGCCTTAACGGCTGCCGTCGCGTCCGGGTGGGTTACCGGGTCACTATAAAGGTTGCCGCTTTGGCGGTAGATCGCCAGTACGCAGGGGTAGCCGCCGGCTAACCTGACCAGATCGGCCAGCTGGTGGGTAAAGATAACGGTCAGATCGGAGGGGTCTTCCAGCTTGGTCTGCTGGACTACTGCCGTAACTACGATCAGCAGAATCACAACGCCGCCGATGATGAGATTGAGGGTATCTTTGTCCAAAACGTATCGTTCCTTGACTGGATAGGCTGTAGGCTACCACCAGATAGCGTTTAAAACATGTTTAAATGGCCGAACACGGTGTAAATCTCCATGGCCTTGTGCGATGTTAGCGATAAGCATAATCCTGCGCCGTCTCGGCGTTAACATTCAACATCGCGGGCCTGACTCGGAGCTGGGTTATATTCGATGGGTCGAGAGGAAATTTAGCCTGCAGCAGGACAATCAACTTACCGGGAAACAGGTTTAGCCTGCGCTAAAGAGCCTTAAATTCTGCTCAGGAAAAACGGTAAAAAGTTCATGCAGAGCGCGAGGCTCAAACGAGTTGAGCTTTTGTATCAGTGGAAGAACTACTTTAATTTAAGTGTATCAATGCTTCTATAAGCTTCTTTAAAGATAGCGTATTGTTCTTTAGCTTTCTTCTGCTCCTCCTCACTAAGAAGATCATCCGTCATGTCCTCTTTACAACGGTTGATTGCAGCTTTTAGTACCTGCTCCCGCTCCAGTCTTTCCGGGTCTTTTCCAAACCCTCTCCACAAATAACTGACAGCAGTAGTTATCATGATGCCTAATACTGGTGTTGCAGAAAGTGTCACCGACATATGTTCTTTCGGAACTAAATCAAACACTAGAACAAACCAGTTAATCAAAACCGACAGGCCTCCTGTGCTGCTAGCCGATAAGACAGTATTATCAGGAGTAATTCTTCGTTTATTTTCTACTACACCAGAAGCGTCGGACACTAACAGCTCCTATGTTTTGAATGAGGATTTTTTTTGTTTAATACATCAATGAGTTTTACTAAATCATCAGATTTATTTACATAAAAAACTTTTTTCGATATGTTTCCATTATCATCTTCAATTTCCAAGGTGATTTTCTCTGACCGCCAAACATAAGCGAAGAGTATTGAAAAAAAGGTACGAGCCAGCATATACCAAACTGGCGCGGCTAAAATCACCCCAATCCAGAAAAGTGCCTCGTATTTCATTGTTTCACCATTAACCCTAGAAACTTCATGTTTAACTTATATAAACCTTCTTTATCTTGTACTCAGTTTTAGCCCGGCCATGCCCCGGCTTTGTTGTTACCGTTTTTTCTACGTCAGACTTGTATAAACGTCCAAAGTTAAAGCCTGTCTCTTCATCCTGTAGTTTAGTCAAAAAAGCTTTGTCTAGTATTTCTACCTTATGCTCTTTTTGTGAAAACTCTACAACCCAGTCCTCGGAATCTTTTACCGACACTGAACGAAACTTTACATTAACTGTATGATTCGTTTTGACTACATTGGTTTCGAATATTTCATCAGGTGTTGAAAGAGCATCAGACTCATGCAGTTTGATGTCAAATGTAGCCTCTTCGTCAGTTTTGGCATCGACTACACCAAAGGATATTTTAGTGGCATTCGTACTTTGGAACGGCTCACTAAAAACCTGATCTAAGTGCTTTCTGAATGTTTTATCTGTAATCAGACGTTTTTGTGCCTGCGTGCACGAAAGCTCTTCGCCGTCGACTGTTTGAATAGTGATACTATCCGGATTATCGCCTTGAATCACGGCTTTGATCTTACGTCCCCTCAGTTTCTTTATGACTTCCATGACACCGCCGAGGCTGATTGATCCACCGGTGACCATGATGCCTAATGCCTTCAACACGCTGATGGCTTCAGGAGATTGCAGGATTGTGAACAAAAGCTCAATTGAGCCTTTCTTGACGCCCCCCTCACCGATTCTCACCTTGATGTCCTGATCGTCGTCGTTACTTATACGGTTAACATCCCGAAACATCTTGCTCACTGCGGACAAAATAGGAGCAAGTTGTTCCAAGTCAATCTGGTGGTGGTATAGGGGGTTAGATGGGTCATCGCTAGAATAGTGCAGAGATATCTTTGTTTCAGTGAATTTCGTCACTATTAATGTCCTTATAAAGAGTCAGCGGCGATGACCTTAACCGATTATTCGTACCAGTTCCATATGCGTTAATTACTCTTTACCTTTGCATCCTCAAGTGCTGTCCCTCTACTAAGGTAACGAATCTCCCACTATCGGTTCTATATCAACTATCACTCATTTCGCAAGTGATCCTCAATAATCGCCATCACCTCCCGCTCATCCGCCTCACTCAGCCCCAGAAACTCTCGCGCCGGTACGTCGCCCCAGGGCGCGCCCTTACCGTACTGGCCTTTCTTAGCGCCGCGCTGGAAGGTGCCGGCGTAAATCAGCGGCGAGCCTACCTCTAATTCGCCATTGCGGACGTTGTAGTAGATCTGGGTCTGGAGCTGGCGGGTTTCGCCGGTGCCGGGCTTTTTGTTGGCCCGGCGTTCGCGCCCGGCCTTGGAGCGGCGGCCTGTTTTGGTAAACGAGGTTTTAAAGCGGTTGGTGTAGTTATCCAGCGTGGTGTCTTTGTTGGCCGCCCATTGGCTGCCGTCCGGTGCGGTCGTGGTGCGGAAGCGCTCTTTGGTGCTGCCTACCAGGTATTCGCCGATCTGGCGCAGGGCCGGGTCGGTATTGCCCATCGCGTCGTGCAGCGCTTCCAGTGCCGGGCGGATCTGGTAGTCGTTAATCAGTACCTTAACGCTCATTTAACCTCCGTTAACCGGGCGGCGAGCTGGGCGAGCATAGCGGCGCTGAACGCCTGGGCTAATGTGTCCGGCAGGCTGATCGCTTTACTTTGTACCAGCTGGCGGATCTCGGTGCTGACGTTGTCGCCGGGGGCGTAATCCCAGCCGGGGTCGATGTCTCCGGGTCGGGTTGCTTCCGGTTCCTCAAAGCGGCCGCCTAAGCGTTCGGCGCTGGCGCGTGAAACGGCTATTACATAACAGCTGCAGCCCCAGCCGTTGGGCGGGTAATGGATGCGCCACCAGGGGTTGTCGGCGCGGACGACCAGTTTGTCCCATTTGAGGTGTTCGGGGCGCGGATCGGCGCTGCCGCCGTGGCGGTACATCCAGTAAGGGGCGACCTGCTGCAGTTCGGGATCGCGCAGCTGACTCAGCCGCCCGGCGGCGTAGGTGGTGCTCATGTTGGTGCTGTAGATCACGCGGGTACGCCAGTTGCGTTCGCCCTTATAGGCCCAGCCGCTGCGCTCTACGGCGCGGTCAAAGTCCTGGCGGAACTGTTCGATGGTGCCGCCGTTTTCAATTGCCTTGGTTACGGCCTTTGCCAGATCGTGCAGCAGGTCGGCCTTCATGGCCCCGGCCACCACAAACGCCCGGTCGTGGGCGTTGCGGGCGATGTCTGTCCAGCGTTCGGTGGGTACCAGTTTACGCAGGCGAATTTGCAGGGCCGCCAGTTGCTCCAGAAACTGATCGGCCATGTCAGCCTTCCTGAGTCGGCAGTTGGCCCGCTTCTTCGGCTACGTCGCGGATGCCGCGCGCGCTGGCTACGGTCAGCGCCAGAGCCATAACTTCGGTTAATTCTTCGCCCGGCAGGTCGCCGTAGGCGTTCAGCAGGCGGTCGCGCAGTTGTTCCAGGCTGGCGGCGCTGGCGGCTATGTCGCGGATGCTGTCGATCCAGGTGCGTAAATGATCGACCGTGGCTTGCTGCAGTTGATCGGTCAGCTCATCACCGGCACCGGGGGCCATGGGCGGCAGCGGTTGCTGGCGTAACACCGCGATGCCGGGCTGGTGTTTCAGCGCGGCCGCAGGCTGGGCCATGCGCTGCAGAACCGGCTCATTGCCTTGTGGTTTTGGGATGCCGGTTTTTTCGTGCGCCCACCACATCGGGATCTGCAGGCCCATATCGACCAGGCTGGGCAGCGCTTCGCTCATGGTTTTTAGGTCTTCGGTTTCGGTAACGTCCAGGTAAAAGCGCGGCGCGCGGTTCAGATCGTCGATGCCGAAGTTGAGCATGACCAGCGGCAGCAAAATATCGCGGCGGATGGTGCTGGCGTACTGGCGGGCGTCGGAGCGGATCAGGCTGTCGAACCCGCGTTCGTGAACATTGCCCAGGGCGTTTGTATTGGTGCCTTCGCCGGTGCCGCTTGTGAGCGTGCCGCCCAGGATAGCTTTTGATTTTGCCCGCTCGCACCAGCTGATCATCGCCTGGAACATATCCGACTTACCGTCGGCGGCCTGTAAAAATTCAATGCTCATGCCTTCGGGGATGATGCCGGCGGCGCTGTGGCCCAGGCTGGTTACGGCCTGCAGCAGCGTGCCTTTTTCTTTCTGGCTGGCGTTGCGTGGGTATTTGCCCAGCCGCGCCGGGATGCCGTAAATCTCCAGCAGTTCGGCAAGATCGCCGATGGCGTAGTTCTGGAACAGATACGGCCACGCCAGTACCCGGTGCAGGCCGCTGCGGGCTTTATAACCGGCCTTGGCGCGGTGGCAGTGCTTAACCCAGCCCAGCGGCCACAGGTCGGCACCGTTGGCGCTGTTGTCGCGCAGGGTGAGCGCGTTCTGATCTTCCGGGTGCAACTGGAACCAGCTGTGCGGGCGGGCTTCGGGCTGGGTTATTTGCCATTTACCGTCGCGCTGAATCCAGTTTAATTCGAGGTTAATCCAGCCGTGACCGATGGCGGAACCGAGATCAATAATCAGGTCTTCTACTTCCAGCGCGCTGAATACTTCGGCGCAAAATTCGGCGGCGGCTTTTTCCTGGGCGCTGGCGTTGTCCGGCGGGACGATCTGCCATTCGAGTTCGGCGGCGGCCTGGCGGCGCTTGCCGAGGTCGGAGCTGATCTGGGCGTCCTTTTCTTCCATGTCGACGAACAGCTCGTGCTGTGCGCGCAGGTCGCCTTGTTCGGCGGCTTCCAGAATGGCGTGCAGGCGTGCCGGGGTCAGCCCCTTGGAAGGGTGTTCGGCCAGCTCGCGTTTAATATGGCCTACCCGCGCTTCGGACTCTGTCTGCTGTTCTTTCAGCGCCTGCCCGGCGTTAGCGCTGCCGAGGCGGGCCAGATTGCGTTTAAGTGTATTCGGGTTGCGCATTACCAGCAGCCTCCGGTTGTGTTGTTGTCGTCGTCCCAGTCGTCGGCGTCAGACGGGTCGCCGCCCAGAGGTGTTTTGGGGACGGGGGTGAAGTCGATTTCGTAGCCTTCCTGAAAGGACGCGAATACGGCCATCGCGATGGCAATGGCGGCGTCGCCGTGGCGGTCTTTATCTGCGCCGGTTTTTACGTCGGGAATTTTTGGGATGCCCTTAACCACCTGAATGGCGCGTAAATCGGCGAGTACGTCGGCGTGTTTGGGGACGCGGATCTGGTCGTCTTCAAACAGCGCTTTCATTTTCGGCATGTTGTCGCGGTACCAGGTCTGCGACAGCATGACGCAATGGATGCGATCGGCCCCGTAGCGGTAGGCGGTTTGTTCGGCTAAATACTGGCCGTTACCGCGCGCATCCAGCGCGCCGCAGTTGAAGCGCGGCAGGCGGTCGGCAATGTAGTTGAGTACCTGCTCCTGCTGGCGGAACGGTACGTTAAACAACTCGACTAAAAACGGCACCTGCCGGTTTAACTGAGCGTCGACGGCCATGGGCGCGATAACGGTTAAGTCGCCGGAGCGGCCAAAGTCTTCGCCGACGTTGTGTTCGTGTTGCGGGTTCAGCCGCACCAGTTCGGGCAGCAGGTGCTGTTCGCACCAATCGCGCATTTCGGCTTCGCGTAAATGCTCGGCCCAGGCATTAAATTCTTTACTGCCTTCGTAGCGGATCACCGGCGCATTGGTCATGCGCGATTCGACCAGAGCGCGGCTTAAGTAGCTGCCGCCGGATTGCTTCGGCACGCAGTAGTATTCTTCGAGCGCGTCTTCTTCGGTGGCGGTATCTTTCAGCAGGCCGGCTTTCCACTCATCTTCGGCGGCCTGGCTCCACTCGTTCCCTTTGATCTGACAGATGCGCTGGTACAGTCCTTCGCGGCAGGCGTCATCGAGCGTAATGGTGTGAATGCTGTAGCGTTTTTTTCCGGCGCGGCTGTCCTGTATCAGTTCGTTAAACAGGTTTTCAACGCCGTTATGTGTGCTGATTAAACGGACGTTAGCGCCCCACATAGTGAGCGCCAGCGCGGCCTTTAATACTTCAGCCAGGCGATCGTGAAAGGCGGCCTCGTCTATCGTGACGTTGCCCTGCATGCCGCGCAGGTTTGATGGGTTAGAGCTAAGCGCCTGAATCTTGAATCCGGACGGAAAATAAATAACAAAGGTCAGGATGTCTTTGTCTTCGTCTTCCAGCACTTCTTCGCAGATTTCACCGGCGGCTTTATCAAAGGCCCGCGCCCACATCGCAGCGGCGTCGATAAATTCGCGCGCCATTTCTTTGTTTGAGCCGACGTAAAAATGGTTGGTGCCTCCCGCACTTTTTGCAGCGCTGGCGGTTAACGTAGCATCGGCAGCCTCGGCCCAGGTGATACCGGTACGGCGGGACTTTTCAGCAATTTTTAACGGGCTGCCGTCGGCGATCCAGCGTTTCTGGTAGCCGAGCAGAACCTCGTTAGCGGCGTAGGGAATAAAATCCGGTACCGCGCCGACAACGGCTTCGGCCAGCTTGTTGGGGGCTGGCGTTGCCGGGGGTTTGCCCAGGGACTGATCAACTGCGGCGGCCATTACGCGATCCCCAAAATTTCATTCTTAATTGTCTGTACTGCCCGCGCGGTAAGGCCCGCTTGTTTCGCGACGGTTTCGGCTTTGGCGGCGGCTTCTTCGGCGAAAGCTTTGCGGATTTCTTTTTCGCGCTTTAACGAATCCATGCTGGCTTTTTCCAGTCGCTGAATCGTCAGCGCCAGTTCTTTCAGCATGCCGAGGCTGGCTGGTTCGTCTTCGTTTTCCTGCGCGGCGAGCGCGATATCAAACGCCATTGAGCGCGTCATCTGAATCAGCAGGTTGCCGACTTGCCCGGTCGGCTTATCGCCCAGACGGTTAACCCAGGCGTCGGCGATGGCATTGGTTTCGCGCATACGCTTGCCGATCGCTTCCATTTTGGACGCGTAACGGTTCAGGCCGGAGCGGCTGAGTTTTTCATCCTCAGACAGGCCCAGTGCGTCGATTTGTTTATTAACTTCGTCGAGTATTTCCTGCTGTGTGAACTGACGATCGCGCAGCAGGGAATCCAGAAAAGTTTTCACCTCATCCGGCAATTGTTCGACCTTGGAGCCCCGGCCTCGGGTTGCTTTAGACATATCAGCCCCCCGCGCGCGGAATACCGACGCCCGGAACGCGGGCATGACCCAGCGCGACATCGATGCCCCGGCCGGTAATGGTGGCTACGTCGGTACCCATGACCGACTCAATGGTTATCAGGCTTTGCTCATTGAGCCAGTACAAATGGGTTTTAACCTGATCGCGGCTGATGCGGTGACCGTAGGTGCCGAGTACTTTTTGCAGTACGGAGTCATTGGCGCTGCCGTTGGATTCTTCCAGCATGCGCAAAATAACCAGACGTTGATCGGCGGTGACAATATCGTGATAGGCCATATTATTTCCCCTTATCGATCAGGTACTGGTTAATCATTTGGGTGGTGCAGTCGATCTGATTTAACTGACCGGCAATGTGCTTTATTGCTTCGCTGGTTTCGTTAATACGGGAATGCAGCTTGGCCATATCATCATGGGTCGGCAGATGTTCGATGTCTTTTTCGACGCGAATTAAACGGTCATCCAGCCCGTTTATTTCGCGGCCGATTTCGTCGCGCATTTCCTTAATGGCCTGAGTGTTCGCCTTTTGCCGGTTGGTAATCCAGACGTATAAAAAGACAAGGCCGGTCGCTACGACTTGCACGAACTGCAGCCAGAAGCCGAGCGCCTTATAGTCCAGTTCTATGCCCATTACGGCGCTCCTGTTGTTCGTGAATGGTTTGGCATTCAACGCAGCGCGCGGCGTTTGGTTTTACCTCCAGCCTTTCGCGTTCAACTTCGCGGCCGCAGCGGATGCAGAACACGATGCCGTTTTCTATATCCTGTGCGGGTTCTATGGTGCGGGCGAAGTGGTTGGCCAGCGCGCGGTCGCGGTCTTCCATTTCCGCTTTTTTAGCGTCGTCGAGAATATCCATTATTTTTCATCCGCTTTTGCCAGTCGTTTTTCTTTCAGCTGGCTGATGATGTCGTCGACCGTTTCGTCAATGACGTCATTGGTGCTGAGTTCTTTAATCCAGCGCAGTACGGATACCAATATTCGGGTAAGCAAGCGCTCAAGGACTACTGTCCAGTTAATGCGGCCGAATAATGCGGCAATTGCATCGGCGATCAGCTTCCACGTAAGGCCGCCGATCAGGCCGCGTAAAATAAGCAGCGCATTAGCCATGGTTCACCTCGGTATCGAGCATGTGATTGAAATCGGGGATGTAATCGTTATGAATCCAATCCGCTACGGAAAAGCCGGGGCAGGTTTTACCGGGGTTTAAATCGCGATGGCCGAACACTTTGGTGCAGGTTGGTATCTGAGTAATGAGGTTGGCGACCAGTTCATGCAGCGCGTGCCATTGCTCGGCGCTGAATTTGTCACGCCCGATTAAACAAATGCCGATACTGTTGGCGTTATAGCCGGAGGCGTGCGCACCGCTTTCCTGTAGCGGGCGGCCGGGGCGAATAGCGCCGTCGACTTCAATGACGAAGTGATAGCCAATGTGTGTAAGGCCGGGCTGATGCTTGGGCGCGATACTCATGTCTCGCGTAAACGGCGGCTGCCGTTCACCGTGCCAGCGGTTAATGTCTTCGACGGTATTCGCGCGGCCGTTTGGGGTATCGGCGCAGTGGATAACGACGGCGGTAATGTTGGTTAATTTTCGGCGGGTGCCCATTGCTTGCCCCTGTTGATGATTTAACAGGCAGCATACGGGCCGGGATTTCAGGCTGGGTTTAACATCGGTTACACTCGTACCCAACAAGGACAGAGGTTAGAAAATGTATAGATCAGAGTTTGAAGACGCGGCGTTAAGAACAAAAAGGTTTGGACTGGATTGCCCTGATTTAAAGTTCACTGAGGAAGGAATTCTTTCAAAAGATAAAGACAACAGACTCCCAGGTTATATACGTCATGTGCTTGGGGAATTAACGCCGAAAGAACTTCATGCTCAATGTCTGGGTATTCATTTGAAACTACAGTATGTGGTAGCCGCATTTTTCGATTGTCCTTGTTATTACACCATTGGATATGTTGAAGAAAGTGAAAGGAATCTTTTCTTCCAGACCGAAGAAAGTCTGCTTCGTACGCTAAAGAATGGAGTTACTGCGAACGATATCAGCCTTCATGCGTGGTTAACCTTACCTTCGATGGAAATAATGGACTTCTCACTAGCCACTACCTTTGCCGTTATTAAAGGCCAGAGGGATGGAATGGGGAATATTATAGCCGCTCATGCCGATAAATTGCCCGGTGGCCTGAAGTACCATCCTCTACTCATCGGTGACGATTTCTTATATGAGACTCAAGGCATAATGCAGGATAGCCGGACTCAGAATAAATCCGGCTGAATTTTCTTAATGTGATATTTACGCTGTTCGGCGATCACCCGGTAGGCATGCTGCAGAGAAATATCATATTTTTTGGCCAGCACTTCGGACGTCATCCCCCGGTCGCGCCAGTCGCGGTAAAGATCAACGTCGCGGATGGCTTTTTTCAGCGCGTCGTTTTTAGGTAAATAAATATAGCGGCCGCCGCAATAGGTCGCTAACTCAATGAGTAGCGTGTAGGCAATCTTCTGCGCTTCTTCTTCGCTGTAGTTCATGCGCCGCAGTGTGGCGTTATACATATCAACCAGGGCCGCGAGATCGCGCGGCCATTTACGTTTGGTTTCGTCGGAAATATCCGGCAGGTGATCGAGTAATGATTCGGACATTAACTCGTCGCCGAACAGTTCGTGATTTTCTTCCTGTGTACCGGCCATAAATCCTCCTTACCAGCTGGTGTCTTGAATGCGTGCAATACTGGCCGCGCCGGTGGCGTAACCTACTTGTGGCGCGTGGGCGGGTAATGTGCCGACGTTACAGCCGCGTTTAACTACGCTTTCCAAAACCCGCTTTAAATAGTTGTGATTGTTCAGCGGCTTTACGTCGCCCAGAGCGCGTTTGTCTTTTATTGCCTCTACGGTTTCCTGTAGCGCGGGTGTCAGCCATTGCACTGCTTCGATAGCCAGCGTTTCCTGCGCCAGTTTCAGCGCCCGGTCGTTGGCAAGATCGCGGTTAGCCGAGCGGAATAATCCGATATAGCTGACCAGCACTGAGCCGGTCAGCGTGTCGAGTTTTGATAGCAGCGCCAGCAGTTCGCGCCCGGCTTCATCCTGGACGAGCTGCTCTAAACCGATGCGGCTGTGACAGACCGGGCAGCGGGTTAACTGCATTGCTGTGCTCCTGTTTCGTTACGGTTAGTCGTGCCGGTAACGACACTCAGCGGGCGCAGCTCTTTACGGCTGCCGCAATAGTGCGGCTGAGGCTGCAGGTTTAATTTATTAAACAGGTCGTGCCAGGTAATAACTCCGTGGTCGAGCAGGATCTGAATGACGTCCTGCTGACTCAGACTTTTGCCCAGCTGTTCCAGCGCGGCGGTGGCGTCGGAGATCATTTTTAAATCGTCGTTTAATGCGGCTTTACCGCAGCGGTCGCGCCAGCGTTTCAGCTGCTCCAGTATCAGATTGCAGTCTTTATGGGCGTCGAGCCAATTCAGTGCATCGACCGGATCTGCGTTGCGCTTTTTCAGCTGATTCTGTACCCAGCTCAGCAACGCTGTTTCGCTTGCGTCTTCGATGTGGCCGCAGTGGCCCATCGTGATCCAGATAGCGCGCAGCTTATCGACGCGGGATTTAATCTTCAGGCCACGCGTTTTGGGTGACGGTTTGCCCTTGGGTTTAAATCCGCGATCTTTCATGGCTTTCACCACCTGGTGCAGCTGACCCAGTGACATATCGCTGCAGCTGGTTTTCCCCGCCGCGCCCTTAAGCAAGGCGCGGTATGTGTCATCGTCGAGGCCCAGCTGTTTTTTGCCTATGTGGATCTGGGCGATCAGGCGTTTTATCGGTTGGGCTTTAGTCATGTCACACGCTCGCCAGATCCAGCGGGATCAGTTGATATTTATCGGTATCAGGTATGCGCTTATAAACCCGTACATAAACAGTTGAGCCGCTGACGTTGATGGATGCCTGCAGCGCCTCAATGGCGGTTTGCCATTCGGCGTCGTCGATTTCCAGCCGCAGCAATCCGAGCAATTCAGCGGTACGGATCTGGCCAGAGTTGTTCGGGCGAAAAGCCCGGTCTATTAATGCGCGGATATTGTTGTCGGCCTTTTCTGTCCAGCGGTCTAAACAGCGGCCGAACAGTTCCTTGGCTGCTTCCAGCTCTTCGGAAAATGTGATGCGCTCGGCGTAGACGCGCTGCACTTTGAATTCGCCGTTGTAACTGGTCAGGCTGATGTTGCCTTTTTTACCGCCCAGGTCGACTTCCCATTTGTCGGCGGCGATCTGGATGGTGTCGGCGATATCGGCCAGTGCTTTTCGCTTAAATGCGCTCAGCGCTTCGTGAATGTGTATTGCTTGCATGGCCAGATCGGTGACGACCTGATCGCGCAGTTTGTCTTGCTCCCGCACCAGGGCTTCGGGTACTAAATGCCCCTGGGCGTTTTTCATAAAGCCGTCGGGAATGTGCATGGCTGTATTCATGATTTACCTCGCGTACTCATTACGTGTGTCAGTGTTTCGCGGCAGCGTCTTGAGCTGCGCTTACCGAACAGAATCTGCTGCGTGCAGCTGGTCGGTTTGGTTTGTTGCTCTATCCGTACCGGCCCGCATTTCGGGCAGGTTCCTATCCAGATCCGTTTTTCATTCATGGCGGCCCCCTGACGTGCTGTGCCTGGTTAAAATCAATAATTACGCCGCCGCTTTCAGGCGCTGAGCGTTGGCGGTTTGCTTTGCGGTAAAGGGTTCCGGCTTGCGGGTAGTTTTAGCTGTGCGCGGCGCGGCGGGTTCGGTTACGGCGCGGATGCACAACACGATCAGCAGCTGGAATATGAGCAGCGCGATGGCCTGCATGGCGATGACGGCGAGTGATTGCCAGGCCATTGGCTTGCTTTTTGATTGCTCGGCATAAAGTGCCGTTAATTGCTCATTAACTGTTGTTAATTCGTCTTGTGTACCAGAAATGGCACCCAGCCATCCGGCGCGGGTTTCGCTATTGGCGTTATAGCGTGCCAGGCTTTCGGTTAAGCGTTGCTGGTCGGCGAGCAGTTGCTGTTCGCGCTTTTCATATAGCGCGGGCGCTGTTTTTGATTCCTGATATTGCTTAATGGCGGGGGCGCTGACCTGGTACAGCGGGCCGGCTAGTACCAGCAGGCTTGCTACCAGCGCCAGTGCGTTTTTGGCGATGCTGCGCTGGCTCCATAACCACAGAGCCGCGCCTTCCAGCATGACGGCCCACAGCGGCCCGAAGGCCGGGTCGTATTGGCTCCAGAATTCCCAGGCGTGCTTTTGCATGAGAACGACGGCCCCGAGCAGTAATAAAACGGCGGGTAATTTCTTCAGATTTTTCATGCGGCCTGCTCCTCTTCTGTCTCGTTGACCTCAAACTGCAGAACGCAGCCGAATAAACAGGCGCGGTAAATCACTACGCGGTCACCATGGCGCGCGCGGCTGATGGGTGAAATATCCGGGCAGGCTAAGGCGTTGCTGGTCATCAGGTATGGCAGGTTGTTGTCGATACTGATGGCATGTACCGCGACGCCGGATTCACTTAATTTTTTTACGGCGTCTTCAACGGCTGATAATGCGCAGGCGACTTTGTAGTTCTGTTCGATAGCGTGCAGCTTGTTCATATTATTTCTCCCGGTTTTTTTCTGAGTTTTCACAGAAGCCGTTACAGGCGCGGAACAGTTGAACGCGCATGGGATTTACGGCTGATAACTTTTCGCGCTGATAGCGCAGGCATTTGTTGGTTTCCAGTTCGCCCAGCACCGGGCAGCTGACGGTATCGCCCAGATATGCGCCGCGTACGGCGCGCTCAAGTTTGCTGATGTCGCCGGGGTATTTGTCTTTCAGTGCCTGGCTGATCATCGCTGTTGATACGCCGAGTTCTGCGGCGACTTTACGCTGACTTGTCGCCATGCATTGGCGGCGTAGTTCGGTCAACCAGCGCGGCTCGCTGACGTCGATTAATGGGATCGCATTCATGGCTGAGCCCTCCGGCGAAAATCGGATTTACTGCGGCTGCGCGGGTAGCGACGGTGTTTCATCGGATCGTCTACGCGGCCGCCGTGGACGATGTTTCTGCGGGCGGTTTTATTGTCGCGCGCATAGTCTCGGCAAATATCCGGAGCGTTAATAAACTGCTCTAAAGTGATGTTATGAGCGGCTAAGTTCAGGGCGATAAATTCATCGGCCAGAACGTCGAGCAGCGCATCGGAAATCATTAACGTCATACCTCTACCTCCAGCGGGTTTACGTGCATGAGCTTACGCAGGTTCGCGTCGTAGACGGTCGCTACGCGGGTGATAACAGGCGGGCGTGGGCCGGTGTAACGGCTGCGGATAAACTGGAAGCGGCCGTCGTTGCGTTTGAGATAACCGGCGCGGCACAAGTGGTTGCAGTAGTCGCGGGTTTCATCTGCGCTGGGCGCGGTGAATTCGGTCGTCGCGGCAATCTGTAATTCGCGTACTTCAAAATTCCCCAGCACCTTCATGCTGCGCCAAAGCACTTCATGTACCGCGCCGTTTTTACTGGCGCTGCCGTCGGCGCGCAGGCGCGGTGCGCTGACGCCGATATCGTTTATTAATGTGTATTGGCGTAAGCGGGTGCAGCGAGGCGTTTTTACATAGCCGCTTAATTCGATAAAGCCGCCGCGACGCAGGCGCTGCAAGTAGCTTTTAACGGTGTCGGCGTTGACGTTATCGCCGAACTCTTTGCCCAGCTCACACAGCAGATCCTGACGGGTGAATACTTTCAGGGCGCGGATCGCGGCCCAAAAAGATTCGTAGCCGGCTTTTTGCTGAAGCTCTAAAACCCTTGGCATTACGCGGCCCTCCCGCGCGGTGCCTGGCCTGTAAAAAACGGGCGGTCGTAATTAGCCAGGGTAACGGTGTCGGTGCCTTCGTTGCGGGCGAAGTTTTCGATGCTGTCGAGGTTTACGCAGATGCGGCGGGTTACGCCGTTTGTTGCTGCGTGCAGATTTTCCAGTAGCGCGTCGTCAATGTTGATGCCGCGCGCGTAGATTTTGGCAAGCTCGCGTACGTCGTGCGGCTTACACGGCTGCGCCGGTGCCCACTCTAAAATGCGGTTATCTATTTTTTCGTAGGCTTTGAGTTTTTGCGGCAGGCGTTCTTCGCCGATCAGCATGATCGGAGCCTGGGAGCCTTCGTATAAATCCATCACCATAAAAATGCGGTTTTTATCGGCAAGGTAGTCGGCTTCGTCGATGATCAGCGGGCGGCCGGAGAGCATCAGTTCTTCGCAGACCTGGTCGGTCAGTTCGCTGAGGGTTCCTGCTGGTGACAGGCCCATATCTTTGGCGATGGCCTGTAAAAATGCTTTGCGTGTCCAGGTGCTTTTACACTGCACAAAATAGGCGCGGTGACGGTTGGCGGCGTAGGACGCCGCGAAGGATTTGCCGTAGCCTGACGGGCCGTGAAATACGACGATGCCCGGCAGGCTGTGGGCGCGGTTCATGGCGCGCTCAAGCGTCATATTGCACAGAGCTACGTTGGTGATTCCCGCGATGCTGTTGATTGTCATATTCTTTTCTCTCTGTTGATTGTTTTCGCCTGTTCCCGCAGGCGTTTTTTATTGCTGCGCGGCGCTAGGCTGGCGCATTTCCCAAAGCATTTTTCCGCTGCTGTAGGCGTGTGAGCTGGCGAAGGCGCGCGCCCATTTCGTTTCTTCTGTGGTTGCGGTTTCCTCTCTGATTTTTTGGTCGATGTGGAGCCAGAACTCGTAGCGCATGGCCAGGTCATCTGGCACGTTTAAGCCCCGGTTAACCTCTTGTTTGTTAAACAGGGGTTTAACAACGGGGGCGAGTTGCCGGGGTGCTGTGGCAGGTTGTTCGTTGAGAGCGGCGCTCAGGCTCGCCATGGCCTCGTCATGGTTGAACCATTCAGGCGTTGTGCTGTTGTTTTCTTGCGCGTTGAGCGCGGCGGCGGCGGCAATCAGGCCTTCGCTGCTGTGTTCGCTTTGCGGGCGCGGGAAGTGGCGCACTTTCTGTTCGCGTTCCTGGTCGGCGCGGTGTTGCAGAATCTGCTGCGCGATGTCGCGCTTAGTCACTTTGGCGGCGGCGGCTTTCAGGCGGCGGCGCTCTTCCTGAATGGTTTCTTTTTGGATGGCCTTAGCCTGCGCAGCCACCTCGGTACGGCTGACGCCGGTAATGTCCGGGTCTTCGGCGATGCAGATAAATTCGCCATCAAGATCGTGGACGTAGATGCGGCCCATGTCGGCGTCGTCATAGAACACGCTGACCTGTTCGCCTGTGTGGGCTGCAAGCTGCGGGTGAACGTAAACGCCGCCGTTAAGTTTGATGCCGACCTTGGTAATGGTGCGGGTGCCGGCCGGTTCGCTGAGCAGGACGTCGAGCAGACGCTCGTCGCTAACGGTGCGGATGCTGCCGTTGTATAACGCGGCCTGAGCGTTCGGTGAGCGGCCTAGGCTTTCGTGTTTGCGTGTGTGGTATTCGTGTTCGAGCCAGTCGTTGCAGAACTGCTGCAGCTCGGCAGCGTTCATTTTCACCTCGATCAGCTCGTCCTTTTTAAGCAGGCGGTCGCTGAATGATTTACGCGCTTCGATGGCTTTGCGTTCGGTGACGTTGTGGCCGATAAATCCGGGCAGCAGCTCCGCTACGTCATGGGCGAATGTGCGGAATACGCGCTCAATGTGCGGCTTTTTCCAGCCCTGAAACGGCGGGCAGAATTCCTGATTAACGCCGAGCGCGCGGAATACGTGTTTAATCCACTTCGATTTATAGTCAGCGCCGTTGTCGGTTTTGGCGGTTTCGGGGACGCCCCAGCTCAGGATCGCGCGGCGGATAACTTTGGCTACGCCTTTGCTGTCGGACGTAGGCATGACGACAAAACTGGTGCGGCGGCTGTAAACGTCGATGACGCCCAGAATGCTGTGACGGCCGTCTGTGAGCATCAGATCGGCGGGCGTTGAGTCGAACTCCCAGAGCTGATTCAGGCCGATGACGTGCTCGGAGGCGCTGCCCTGGGCGTCCATGTATTTGTTTTTCCAGGCGTCAGGATTGGTGACGGCGGTGAACACCTGGCGGTTGTCATCTTTCCACTGGTTAACCCAGCGCTCCAGCGTACGCAGGCCGACGAGCGTGGTGCCGGTTCCGGCAAACTCCGCTTCAATGGCTTTGTTAAGGACGCTCATTTTGATGTGCGGGTGCGCGACGATCATACCGGTGATAAAGCCGGCCAGTTCGGGCTGGCTGTCGATCGCGCCGCTGCCGCGACGGGCTTTGCCTTTATCACCGGCGAGCGCGTCGATGCCGTGTTCATGCAGGGCTTTTTCCCAGTCGTAAAGGCGCGGGCGGCTACAGGCGGGCTGGGCCGCGCGGACGATCGGGTCGATGGTGATTTCTTCGGCTTTGTATAAGCGCGAAAACTCGGTATAGGCCGCGCCTTTGCTCAGGCCGCTGCTGGCGTGAAAGGCTTTGGCGGCGTCGAGCAGTTCAAGCTTGGCGTCGACGATGCGCTTTTGGTTAGCGCTCAGTTTGCGGTAACGCTCCAGCGCCTTTTCGTTTTTCAGGCGGCGCGCGTCTTCCGCTGCGCTCAGCTCCGGCATTCTGCTCTTAGCGGCGGCGGCCGCTTTCTTCGCCTGGCTGATCCGGATGGCGCGCTGGGTATCGGCGGGCAGACTGCTGATGTGGTATTCGTTGCCTTTGCCGACGGCGCGCGGGCGGGAAGTCCAGCCCTCGGCGGCCGCCTTTTTACGGATGCCGCGTTCGGATGACGGCAGGCCGGCGACGCAGATGAGTTCCTGAGCGGTGAACCATTCGTTCATTCGTCACCCCCGAACAGATCCAGCTCCGGGGCGGCGGCGCATTCGACGCGCGCGCGGTGACCGGCGATATCGGTTAGGAGGCGGTTCAGTTCGCCTAATGCTTCTTCGGCCTCGGCGCGCCCTTTATAGAAGGCGGCCAGTACGTTTACGGCTTCGTTAAATCCAGTTTGAAGCGCGAGTAAATCGGTATCGGCTACGGGTTTTGATGACGGGATGTCGATAACCAGTTTGTGGGCGCTGGTGGCAATGAACCGGGTGACAAATGTGCAGCCGCAGGCGACCTCAAACGGGCGGATCAGATTGGCGGGCATTTTCCCGGATTCGAGCCACTTATAGAGCGTCCAGTGACTGGACAGGCCCATGCGATCGGCGATCCGTTCAATGCTGAGGTTGTGCTTTTCTTTCGCGTACTGGAGGCACAGCTCCATCCCGTGGCGCAGGGATCGTGGGGTTACGCGTTTCCAATTCCGGTTGTTCATTGGGCCTACCTTGTTTCTTTCGTTGCCAAACGTTCTGTTGCTCTGCATCTATCCGCGCTTGTGCCTCTGGCTTAGCCTGAGAAAACACATTGAGAGGCGGTGCTATGCGACTTTGCGGTGAACTGACGGACGAATTTTGGTAGGCTCCTGATAACGACTGGGCCAGATGACCTGCGGCTCGACATCCAGAAACTCAGCGATAATTCGCTCAATTTTGGGGTACGGCATACGCAGTACATTCATGAAGGTACGGGGGTTGTCATAGCCATTGGCGCGGGCAAGTTCCGCGACGCTGACTCCGCGCTTGCGGATGGCGGCTTTGATGTCTTCGGGGTGCCAGTCATTTACTGGGTGGGTTTGTGATCTGCTCATTTTTTTGAACTACCTTTAGCGACTTTGTTTTACGTTCAAAGCTGGCGGGCTTTTGTCGTCTGATGTTGTAAAGGTACTTCATAAATGAATGTTGGTAAACCATTTATGAACTAGTTCCGATTCATTTTTGGGCTAGATTGATTCAAAAATGGCGTTATTCCTTATAAATCAGTTACTTATGAGAATCGGAACGTGGCGGATAAAAGTTCAGAAATGGTTCCTAAAACCGAAAATGAAATCGGAACCCGCTTAAAAACCATCGTCGCGCGCATTGGTGGCGCTCAGGCCGTTGCGGATCAGACCGAGATCAGCCTGTCGTCGTTACGCCGCTACATAAACGGTGATACCGATATCAAGCTTCAGGACGCGTCTTTGCTGTGCAGCATGGCGGGTGTCAGCCTGGCATGGCTGGCGAGTGGTGAAGGAGAACCTTCCGCTGAGGATAAAGCCGCGAACTCCGACGAATATGCCTATATTCCGGGCTATAACATCCAGGTGAGCGCGGGCAACGGCACTTCCGTTGACCAGGAGCCGGTCACAAGGCTATTGGCGTTTCGCCGTAAATGGCTGGCGTTCCGGGGCTTGCATGAGAAGGATCTGGCCGTTGTCTTTGCTAAAGGCGACTCAATGGAGCCGACGATCAGTGACAACAACACAATCATGGTCGATCGCAGCGATTCCATACCGCAGGACGGCCGCATGTACGTTATGCGTGTAGACGGTCACTTACTGGTTAAGCGCACCCAGATCGTGCCGGGCCAGGGCGTGCAGCTGATCAGCGATAACAAAGACTATCCGCCGATGCTGGTTAAGATTGATGGTTCCGATTCCGACCTGGAAGTAGTGGGTCGCGTAGTCTGGATCGGTAAGGACGTGTGA